TAATTGGCAAACCGTATCTTTGACATGATTCTAACCAAAAATCGAGAGCTGGGAGAACTCATCGGGATAAATGATACGTGGATAAGAAGACGGTTTGCAATAAAAGACTGCAACACAGCTATAGCCGGAGTTTATAATGTGGACGATTCCACAACCAATAACTTCCCTACAGGAGCATATAAGTTTGGAACGTTACTTGTGGCAAACTCTGGCTTTTTTGGATCTCAGTATTTTGTTCCTGACAATTTTAATGCAGATCCATACATATATATTCGGTCTATTGGTAACAATGGAACTACTTTCAATAAATGGGCTAAAATTAAAGTAACAATTATAACATAGATATTCTTCATGGAACGACCTGGGAGAACTGATAGGTACAGCTACGGCTAATAAGAATGGATTAATGAGTAAAATATTTGCAGTAACTGATATAGAAAGAGGAAAAGGTCTGATTATTGACTATAAAGCTGATTCTAATGGTTTATATACTTCTTCTTCGTTGATAGAAATATATGTCTATTCGGGAGCTAATACTGCATTTTATAGAGTGATGTCAATACCTACTGGATCTAAAAACATAGAAATAAAATATATGGGGACGCATTGGTGCGATTTTAAATATGCAAATAGTAAATTGTATGTGTTACCTAAGTCGGATGATTCTTCCATCTCGTATAAGGTATCATTAGTTAGAAGAACAAGACCGAATTTCTTAACAATAGACTTTTCTGATTTTTCCAATATTACAGGTGAAATAATTACACCTACACCTGATTAATCCACTTCTGGGAGAACTTTTGGGAAATCCGAAGGGAACAAAATCGTTTTCTTCATGGAGTGAATTTACGGATTTTGTAAATGAAATGCCTATAAAAACAATTCAACCTTTCGTTTCCAATTTCAATGCTTTTGCTGGAGAAGGATTCTACGGTAATGTCGTTCAAGGATTGGTTATAAAACAATTAGAAGATGCTGTTTTCATCTTCGGAATAGCAATAGACGGAACATTAATATTTAGAAAAAGGAATTATCCAGACGTTTCAACTTGGGAAGATCCTAAGATAATAATTCACAGTAATAATTGACATAAAATTTACTTCGTAACCGACCTGGGAGGACTGATTGGTGTTACAACACCGACAAAAGATGGACTAATGCCCAAAAATCAAGTGTGCAGAAATATTGCTAAAATCAATAATTTGCATTGTCGTTTAAAATGTAATATAAGTTCACCCGGTGAATGGGTTAATGGTTTTCTATATGTAGGTAGCACTAGTGGTTCTGTTTCTACAATAGCTGTTTCTGTGATGATATGGAACGAAACCAAAGTTTTTTGTAAGCTCATTAATGGAGTAAAAGGATATATATCATCGATTTCCTACATACAGGAAACAAACTCAATATCATTATTTGTTGAAATGGCTCAATATGCTAATATCTTATTTGCCCCGATGACCCAACTATACAGTTCCTCTTTAGAAACAGTGGAATCAATTCCAAGTGATGCTATTAATCTTGATTTTTGACATAAAAAAACGGGTGGCACCGGCTTGTACCGGACCACCCGTTTTAATCCATGTCAAAGATACGGTTCGCCAATTACTTCTAGAGCAAATTTAGTCTAGGAAGCCAAACTTAATTTTTTCCACTTACTATCACTCTTATCATACTTCACCCTAATAAATGTCGCTCCATTTACTGATATTAGTAAGTACATAACCCGTGATTCGTTTCCAACCGAAAATACGGATAAAATTCCATAGCCATTTATAGGATTGTTAATAGACTCAGGTGTTATTCCATATATTCCTGATACTACTAACGTTTCAACATCTCCTTTAAATGTAGGAATTCTACTCCTAAACCACGAATCATTTATCCCTATCAGTCCTCCCAGGACTTTCGCGGCAGCCGAAGAAGATGTCAAAGTTGGGTTCTTGGAACCGTCCAAAGTACGGAGCCAAGAGAAGGTGTCGGACTGGGGCAACTGGTCCTCAAACTCATCTGTTCCGGCTGCCGCAGCGGCAGCAAATGTTGATATTTCTGATGCAGCGGAAACAATCCGTGCGGAAACTAATTCTGTCATCTCATCGACGGTCACCTGTCGTTCGTTGCCGTTTTTATCCACAGCTTTAAAGCCAACTATATTATTCAAGTCCATAATGCAAATTTTAAAATTAAAACAAATACTTCACCCATGCAAAATAATTACTGTTCTCAATATAATTCGGATCATCCTCGTTGGAATATGCCTCCCTCTCAAACGATACCGTCTTATACGCCCTGCCGGCATCCTTCAACCGTACCGCCCTGACCAGCCACTCCACACCATACCAGAGATAGAACGCCAGCCCGGCCAGTATCAGCCACCAGACGGAAAGGCCAAAACACAACAACAAGATCCAGATAACTGTACCGGAGGCAACTGCCATCTCAACCCATTGACGGGCGTGGGTACACTCATGGTTTCTCACTTTCTGAGTGATTTTCTCTTCCGGCCGCTTACTTAAGACAAACGGACCGATTGTTATCGTGTGGCAGGAACTGAACGCAAGCAGCACCTTTGCCAGAAGGTTGTTACAATATACCTTTTTCATGTTGTTCCTCCTTTTTATCTAAATAATCATTCAAAGAATCAGCCAGCAGACCGGGCAGCATGGAGGTGGAGCGTCTTATGATATCCACCTCTTCTTCGTCAATCTCGACACCTTCAGCAGTAGATTTGAATATCTTCTCAGCAAGGAGATGCGCCTTCAAACCCGCTACGTTCTTGTATATCCAGTCACCGTAGGCCTCAGTGATGTTGTTGGCTATCAGTTTTTCTTTCTTAATCCCGTCGTAAATAGGAAATTGTGCAAAATTTATTCTCATACTTTAATATTTTAAATGTTATAAATCCACCCAGGTACTTCCTCCATTCGTTGACTTGCGAATTCCGTTTCGCCCGACTGAAAAAATATAACTTCCACATCTTACATACAGAGCATCATTCGCTGTTGAAACATCCCCGGTTGATGATACAGTTATACTTCCACTTCTAATTACTGTATCCAAAATACCTTGGTATAAATGTCCGTCTATTGACTGGAACCGTTCGTATTTCATTTCAAATTTGTCGTATTGCAGCAACAAATTATCAACATTTACAGCCGACATATTAGTGCTGCCGATAAAATTATTACCGATATTGAATCCGCCAATTGTCCCCTTTGTCGCTATGATAGTCCCGGTGATATTCGCTTTCTGACAAAGAATCTCTCCGGTCTTTGTGTCCATCCTCAGATTAGGCTGGCCGTTAGTGCTGTCCTGTGACTGCATGATACCGTAAGGTGCCCCGTCCGATGTGTATCCGTTCAACTTGAACATAAATCCGGCTATGTTCGCCTTATCAGCAAGGAATATGTCGGTTACCAGACTTTTGTATTTCTGCATGGCTTCCCAGTTGGAATCTCCGTTAGCGGATGTAGGAGCCGCTGATACAGAACTTCCATAGTTGCGCACAAGAAAATTGTAATAAACTTCACCTATTTTGTGAATGATCTTGTCACGCTGTTTTGCATTCCATACGTATGTCTGTCCGGAAGCCCATACACCTCTGTCATAAGGGAACGCACCCGTAGCTCCTGTTGCTCCTATGGAACCATCATTTGCAACACCCACACCCTTCTCGGCCACATAATTGTCATTCCAAGCAGCAGCATCGGAAGCTGATTTATAAGCCCGGACGGCAAACTGGGTGTATCCGGCTGTCGCAGGTACGGATATCTGGCTGTTCAGTGTCGCACCTACATGAGCCAGCCAGCTTCCGTTGTATTTGCGTGCAGCCAGATAAAGCGTGCTGCACGTGCTTACATTGCCTGCCACATTCTGTTTGCAAGTGACAAGGAATCCAGACGGGGATGGCGTGCCTGTTGAAGTGAAGTTGATCACGCTGACAGGACTGTCCAGCCAGTAGGATGCCGACGGTCCGACGGGAGCAACCATCTCCTGCCAGTCCGCATGTACCGTCCGGTTCGCAGATCTGCCGGCGAGGATGTATCCGCCGTCTCTTTTCCTGCGGAGTCTGCCGTTTCTGAACTTGGCGATTTTAATCGGAGGGTTGGAGGTTTCAACCTTGCTTAAGTAAGATCCTCCGGCAAACGATACTGTACTGTTCTTGGCATACGGAGTATTGGCGGATTCCCAATGACCGGCTGCTGTGATGCTCTCACCATCCTTTCCGTCACTGCCGTCCACAACCATCGGGACAGTCTCGACATCAACCGCCTGACCGTTCACGTAGAACACGAACTTCAAGCTACTGGTAAAATTACCGGAAGCCACCCCGACACCATCACCGATGGGAACCTCGGCCGCACCGTCACGACTGTACTTCAACTCCCCGTCCGTTGTGGCCGTAGTGACCGCACCGACTGTCTTCATACGCCGGCAGGATACCGAAGCTACACTGTAACCGCCGTTCTTGTTCTTGCTGACCATCGTGGCCGAAGTGACAAGGCTATAAATTACCGCATCGGAACCGTCCGCCCCGCCACGGACACCGGTTATCTTGAAAGTCAGTTCACGGGTATAGAGCTGCCCGTTCTTCATTGCAGCCAGTGTGATGGTGACCGTATTCTGTTCCGGAACCGACTTTCCGGCAGCGACGGATATCGCCACCGCTCCGGTGGCCTTGCTTGTGCTTGCCGTGAAACCGGCAGGCGTGCTGACTGTTAAAGTCTCAAGGGTGAGTTTCTCGGTACCGTACCACATGGATACATGGGTAGTCCATGACTGTGCGGAAGTAGTAACACCGGTACTGGTAAGAGCGACGCTCACCATCTCATTGTCAAGGTCGGCCATGATATTCGACTCCCCGTCCTTACTCCAACGGTGCACAGGGGCCGGAGTGCTCCATTCACTCCATACTCCATCACGCTTCACACGTTTGCACGCCCATTCCACCTGATGGTCTGCATCCACGCCAAGAAAATCATCTGTCCAGCCTTCCGGTATATAATCATCCTGCTGCTTCGAATCCGGCTTGTCAGGGGTAAGGCCGATGATGTTGGTACGGGTGTAGATCCACTCGTAACCTTTGCCGTCCTTACCGTCAGTCCCGTCTTTGACCATGACCATCCACAAACCATTCCGGTATATGTAAGTACAATGGTCAGCCGTATTTCGGTAGCTGTCACCCTCCTTGGGATTGGACGGATGGGATGCGAACTCACCCAAGAAGGTGATACTCTCACCTTTAAGTTCACGACCGTCCAGCAGCATCTCCCAGTCTTCATGCACGGTCCAGTCGGCTGATTTCCCGGCAAGGATATAACCGCCATCCTTTTTCTTTCGATAATTGCCGTTCCTGAACCTTGCAATTTTAATCGGAGGATTGGATGTTTTCACCTTGGAGATAAAAACACAGCCCGCCAAAGTGACCATGGTATTGACCTCGTATGGGGTCTTAGAGGATTCCCAATGACCGCCACCTATTACAGACAGTCCCGGATCACCCTTGTCACCTTTGGCGGCTGATACAAGCCAGTCCGGATTGTTTTCGGATGGCTCGGAAGTAGTGCCCTTGTCATTGACGCACAACCATGTGGAACCGTTATGGGGCACACGGGAATAATACGCATACTTCCTGCCCGGCTCCCAGCTAGGGAAGTCGATAGGAACGCGGACTGTGCTACCGGTAATTTCATCAATTTGAAAAATCAATCCCGTCATGATGATATCCTGCAATACTGCCGAGAACCTGTCGCAGTTGATCCCGTTGATGGTCATACCCTTCTTCTTGCCGAACCAGCTCTTCATCTGTGCCGGCTCCGGGTCCCAGGTGTTGGCATTGTCAACAAGGGTGATGCAGCAGTTACCGTCACGCACGTCTATGATGATATAAGTCTGACGCTCCTTGTCGGTGAAGTTCCCCGTCTGTCCGAGACGCATCTCGTTATGGGGAACGAACTCATATCCGGGACGCGGAACCATCACGAATGTCTTCTCGTCGTAATCTGCGGAAGTGATACGGTACTGTATTTTCCGGAAACCAATAAAGTCACCGGTAGTGACGCTTTTGTCATGCCAGAAGCCTAGGAGGATATCGTCCGGCTTCTGTCCCAGCGGTACACCATCCTCCAGATCAGGGATGACAGTATAGCTGCCGTCACTATTGGCGACAAAGCTTTTTATCTTCAGCCCTCCGCCGGGACTTATAGTATTATATCCTTCAAAATAGGTCTGACGGTTGAAACGAAGTTCTGGTACACTCAGAGAGCTGCGCAGGACCAAAGCCTCCAGCTCGGCACGGGCGTCCTCACCGATGTAACCTCCGGAAACGCCGGGGATAAAGTCACCGAACTTGGCATAATTCTTAATCAATACTCCGCCTAGCAAGGATAGCAGGAAATTCGTAGAATCCTCCTTATCTTTGCGCAAAAAGTATTTGGTGAGCTTTTCTATATCAGAATTATCCATGTTTTCTAGAATCCCGATAAATATGCGCCCAATTCTTTCAGCTGTATTCTCTCCTTCTGTAGATGCGTTTCTTACTTGAAGAGCCAGTTTCTTTAATATATCAACAGAATCGCTCATTCTCCTATTACACGAAAAACAGTTCTATTAGATTTTAATTTCCCTTCACCGTTATAAAGTGGCATACCGCATTCTTTTAGGTAAAGCACGCATTCTTTCAGGTAGCGGTCAGCTATGCTACATGCATCGCTATACACCATCATCTTTTCCTTGAATACTGTATGACTGCTATATTCACCTTCCTTGTTCACGAAGCCAAAACGGGATACATTCCCATCTCCATTTTTGACAATACAGGCATAGGTATAATAAGCCAAAGCTACGCGAAGTCCAGTGATGATTATCTTCTTTTTACATTTAGTTTCATAAGTACCTCCGTCAAGCAGTAGCTGGTATTTTTCAGGATTTTTTTTCACGTCAAGGAACAGTTCGTCTCCCAACGCTGATTTGATGTAGATATTCTCCGACTCACGGATGTAGGTTTCTATCTTGTCAGGATCGAGATGTACAGACATTCCGCGAGACAAAGCCGATACCTCATCTGTTGTTATTAGATACTGCTGCATTTCGTACATACTTTAATGGTTCCACACTATAATCATTAGAGGGGTTGACTACTTCATACCAATAGCTGAATATACGGCTAAAGGTACGCTCTATTAAGCGTTGTTGCTTGCTTACGATAGAATTGTAATACTCGAAAGCATCTTCCAAAATATCGCCTGAGAATCCGACTTTACCAATACGGATGCAATACCATGGCTCTTGGCCATAAGCTGAATAAATACGTTCAACCACACTTGCGTCAGTAACGGTAAATTCTTTGTCGTAATTTTGTGAGTTCAGATTTATTATTTCAGGTTTTTCCTCATCGCTTTCTAAAGTAACTTCCATAATCTTTCCTGCATTCGTATCACCTTGCAACTGGATGAGTGTATTTGAGAAACTGTCGTCATCGTCTGTATCTTTCACTTCGTTGCCTTCTTCGTCAAAGGTTATGTTCGATCCCTTTTTGGTGAATACCATAGCGCCAGGGAAGAAATTATTTCGTACATTTCTGTACTTGACATTGGACAGCCCTTCATCGGTACTCATTTCTGTAGCCACCCGGTCACCTTTCCCGACAGGATAAGTATTTTTCCCGGCCATTGACACCCATAGGATTTGACCTTTGTAGTATTCAATGCCTCCGGCTGCTTCTATTTGAGCCAGTATAACATCTTTTTGAGGGTTAAAAACATCTATATAGTCGATGTTTTCTTTCTTGACCTGCAGAGCTTTCCCTTTACGTGTCTTCTTTCCGCTCCAGTCTGGATGTACTGCTATTTTTGCCACATAACCGTTTTCATCTTCTTCTGTCAGACGGCAATTTTCAAATGGTACGTGCTGCATCTCCACTATCTCACAGAAAACATTGTAGTTAACATGGATTGCTATTCCATTGAGTTCGGACATGTCTTTACATAGTAACATGTGCACATCATCCAATGTGTCACCTTTTCGATTGACTACATATTTGGAAAAAGCAACCTCACGGAATCCGTTTCCTTCAATGAAGTCAGCGAAACGGTCTGAGCATTCAGATGCAGTAGAGCTTGCAGCAATGATATTCTTTAATGTCTGCGGATATAGGTTGTCCTGTCCGTAGGCTTGAATTCCTAGATTTTGTAAATAGCTTGTATCAATGCGGTTACTGCTTTTCTTTTTTAGATCTCTTACTCTCATATTCGCGAGGTTTACGTTCGTCCTTTATTTCTTTTATTCAACTTTATCTTCGCCTTCTCCATTCATTGCGTTCACAATTTCAATGGCCTTGCTTAGATGCAGATTCAGAACTTTTTTACTGATTTTCTTGCCGTTGATTTGGAAATCTTTCAACGTGTCAGCCACGGATTCTTCAGAAACTCCGTCTTGCAATGATTCTACCATTGAATCAAGCAGGCTTTGATTGTATCCACATTTGTTAACACGTTCTTTCCAGTCCGTAGGTACATGGGCGAAATAAATTTCACCTTTCGGATTTTTGGCAAGGTACTTTTCAGCAACTTCATCAGTGAGGTTGTCATTAGTGTACATTTTATTGCTTCCGAACTCCGGTTGAAGCAGGACACCATTCTTTAATATATAATTACATTTTTCTTTCATACGGTTATTCTTTTTGATGTAAACAGTCATTTCGATTACAGCATCGCGATAGCAGTCGTTACATGATGTCTTAGTGAATTCTTTTCCTAATACTTCCTTGTACAATCTTTCTATCTCCGATTTATCAGAAGAGGAGTAGGAGGGAAGATCTCCTAGCTCCTTTAATTTATCAACCACTTCTTCTAACTCCATAATTATTCAGTTGGTTTTGTCAGTGTTTCAACAAGCGTTTTTGTCGCATCGTAAGATGTTTTGTACAAGAATAATGCTGATTTGGGAACCTTGGTTTCTTGCAAAGAGATATTCCATCCCCCTTCCGTTTCTTCGGAATACTTGTCATTGCCGATCTCTGCGGCTTTCAAACCTTGGTAGTAACCGTAAACCTGGAAAGCTGAATCTCCCGGATTCTCGGTTTTATTTAACCCTTTAGCTTTATTTTCCAATACAACGACAAAATCACCGTTAGCAAGCCCATCAATAATGTCATTGCATACATCGGGGTCATTTGCTAATACAACCATGTTCACTGTGTTAGTGAACGTGTTACGATAGGTTCCTGTTGCCAAGGCTGTATTGGTACCTGTAAAGGGGGTTGCACCGAATACCTGTACCTTGTAACCTTTTTTACCTGTTTTCAGTGCAAGAGTTTCGATCACATTCTTACGGGTTGCGTTGAATGTAACCGCACCGAAATCCACGTCTGCGCGATTCATTATCACACCTTCCTGTTCCAGCCCGGGAACGATAGGATCATCGCACGATGGTGCGATGTCCTTTTTGATTGTTATATCACATATTGCCATATTTGCTCTTTTCGTTAGTATGCTACCTGTACCAACTCATCTTCGCCAATCATGGAGCCTAATTTTCCTGTTGAATAAATGTAGTTCTTGCGGGCTTTCTTATCAAACCAAATATCCAAGTCCGACATCGGTTCGGTGCCCTCACATCCATACATCAAGTTCTCAGGAGAACATAAAACAGCACGATGCGGTAAGTTAAGTTTGGTTTTGTTGTTCTGATAGGCTTGAATAAATCTATCCCAAATGGAACATTTAACGATGGTTGTTCCATCGTATTTGCTGACCTCTACACCGTCAAATACAACTTCCCAGGGCATGATTACCTTGTACTTTTCTTTCATATCGTGAGTCAGAGCATCGCACATTGACTTGGTGGCGAAAATTGCGCATCCGTCTTTTTGGAAAATCCGGCTGTCGGCATCTTGCAACATCGCATCGAATATTGATGTGGCAATGCCTGTTTCTTTCATCTTTGATTTTTGTAATGCATATGATTCTTCTGCGTTGGCTGCAATTTCAGTGTGCTGTCCGGTATTGTTGGTACAGATGGCAAACAGACGTTTGAAAAAACCGTCACATGTTTTAAATAGTTCGATGTTTACTCCGTCAGTGATTTGACCACCTCCAGTGACAGACGCTGCTGATTTATCTCCAAACCATGTAAAACGCCACATCATTTTCATCATAGCTTCAGACAGCTTCGGCAGTACAATACCGTCCATATATTCGGTCGATGTCAGGTCTCCTATATTTGTTCCCGTTTTAAGGCAGTACTTGGCAATGGTGTTTTCCAAGTCTGTATAGCACATTTCCAAAGGAATTTGCCAATCCCCGATTTCCCATTCCTTTTGGGCGGCAGCGATAGCCACTTTTTTATATTCAGGGTCGCATCCGGAGCCGGCTACTCCGACATCTTCCATTTCACCGATAAAACCAGCTTTTTTACCGTTAGTCACATTGGGCATAAACGTCATGAAACGCTCCATGTCCTCGTTTTGAAAGACTGTTAACTGAATAAGGTCTTTCAAGTCTTTTACAGCCTGATTATCAGGTGTAAGTTTGTCAAAATCTAAAATAGGCATTTCCCCTCCTTTTATTACTTGTTGTTTCTTTTTTCTCTTTCTTCACGAAGTTTTCTCTGAATAGGCGTTTCATTTTCTTCTACTCCTTTTATACCCTTGTTGAACGTTTGGGTACGAGCTGACACTTTATAAGTACTACAATGTTTTGCCAGCCAGTTTTCGCCCCCGGCCATACGGACTGCGTTCAGAATCTTGTTGTCCTCAATGGTACGGGCATTCGTCTTTAGAGAAGCATTCTCAGTTTCCAACTCTTCTATACGGGCTTTTAAAGCTTTCACTTCATCCTCTTCCAATTCATCAGGATCTTTAATTTCTGTAATAACGCCATCTGTCACAATGATAGTCTTTCCGTCAGGCATGACATGTTCGCCATCGGGACTTGCTGTATCTCCTACTTGGGGTTCACCTTCATCTCTTTCCACGGTAAGCGTGTTACCTTCGGCATTTGTCAATTCCATAGATACGACCTGTACGTCTTCAATTTTTTGATAGCCGCATTTGGCCAGCAGCCTGTCTATGATAGTCTGCTTCACTGTTACTTCTTTTTCTTTGTTCATTTTTTTGTTATTAAATGTGTAAGTTCTCCCTTTGGCAGTTGTAGGCATAAGAACGGTCGTGATAAAACCTAATTGTTTGGCTGTTTCACCACCAAACCAACCGGCTTTATTCATTTGGGCTTCGATAACTGAGGCTTCCGATCCTGTGCGTTCTACATACAAAGCTAGCATCTTGTTTTTTTCACTCTCCAAGTTTGATTTTATTGATTCTAGGGTTTCAAGATCAAGGTCTCCATCGTATGAAGCCATATAAGGCTTGTGAATAAGAAACTTTGCATGTGGATAAGCAAAACGTCTTTCTTTTGCAGCGGCCAATAATATCACGGTTGCCATGGATGCACATCGTCCTACTGCAGTACAGCTGATTTGCTTTCCTGAAGCACGTAAGGCGTCATAAATGGCATACCCTTCAACGGCATCACCACCGCATGAATGTATCTCAATATCAATAACGTGGTCATTCGGATCTATCCAAGATAGGAAATTTTGAATATCGGGAAAAGACAATCCCTCTTCACCAGTTAGATACCAATTTTCCATTTTGTCTTTATCCGCAACAATATCTTTGTTGATGTATAATTTCGCCATATATAATCTATTTTGAAGCAAAGGTAAAAAACGGTATATGGCTATAAGAATTTCAGAACATAATAGCACTGACACGCTTTGTCAGTAAAAAAATAGGGGGAAGAATAATCTTCCCCCTTATTGAATTGAAACGTCAACGGACAACCTGTCAATGACTCTATAGATGGTCCTTTCTGAAATGCTGTATTCATCTGCCAGGTACTGCATGATATATGCCTTTTTATGACCTTCAGCCGTAAGACGGGTGTAGTCTTTATACATTTCTAGGTATTTAATATCTGATGCATCTAATGACATTTCAGACATTATCCTAAGAGTGTTCCTGTTTATATATAATAGTTCGTATGCTTTCATAAACTACCGCTTTCTTCTATGTATTTAATTCTATTCGCAACTGAAGTAAACTCTTCTACAGAAACGACAGGGGCAGGAGCCATCATCATTCCTTTGGCGACTGCTCTGGCCAGCATATCTTCGCCTAAAGTTTGATTATTCGTTGCTGTTACATTAATAGGTACACCTCCACCCATCATATTGAAGGATGATAGGATAGGGGCGAACATGGACGTAGCTTTGGCGGTTATAACGGATTCTCCATTCGACAACTGTGCCGGAATACTGTCGCTCGTTCCTGTCCCCGGTCCTGTAACCAAACCACCTTCTGCAAATTTAGCACTTTTTACTATCTTAACAGCATTTGCAATGTTAGAAAGGATTGTTGCAATACCTGATGCCATTGTAGCTATACCAAGAATACCTTTCCCTGATTCAGCGGATACCATTTTTGCGATCGCCTTACCTGAATTGATGGCGATCTCTGCCAAAGCCAACATTTTGCTTGCCATAGCAAATCCTCTATCAGACTCCCCAATTTGTTCTGTGAGAGCTACAAGGCCATTTGTCACCTGTTCCATTGCTTCATATTTAGCTTGTTCTATTTCAATCTCCTTATCGCTCAGTTCTCTCTTGTCTTTCAGATAAGCATTCTGTGCTTCCAGCTTGCGAAGATTGAATGCTTCTATACTTTCACCTTCCATTTGCTGCAGGCTATCGAGCTCGGCTTTCTTTTGTTCCATCCTTATACGAAGAATTTCCTCTTCGTTATCATATGCTTGTGCGATTTCCGTTTCAAAGCGTATGCGCATGGCTTCCTGTTGCTTGTTGATAATATCCTGCTCATGAACTGTTGCCAGTTCGTCTATCTTGGTATTGTACTTTGCTTTAATGGCCAGTTTCATTTCTTCGGTTTGTTCTGTGCTGGTAAGTTCCGCCTCTTGTTGTGCTTGTAATTGTTGTATCTTTAACTGATACTCCTGCTCGCTGCCTTCCTTGACCGATTCCAATTGCAGGGATATCATTTTTAAACGGTTCTCCAGTTCTTTTTTCAGCTCCTCATCGGACAACTTGCTAAGCTCCATAGATTTTTGTTGTTCCAAAGCCTTTATTTTGGCGTTGATGGCTTCACGAGCCTTAGCGGTAAGGTTCTCTTCTTGCTTTAAACTGATTTGCAAATCCTCAATCTGCCGGGAATAGTTCAATTCAATCTCTTTCCGTGCTTGTTCTCTCTTGTCTTTCACTAAGGCAAGCATAGCATCTTCTGCTGCCCTTACTGCTTCCAGTTCTGTTTGCTTTGCTTCCTTTGCTTTGTCTGCACCTTCCTGGCGGATAGAGTTTAGGGTATTTTGCTGCTCTGTCTGACGGGTGTAACTGCTTTCTTCCAATTCACTTAATCTGTTTACTTCTTCGCTTAATTTCCTAAGGTCATCAATAGTGCTTTCCGATATACCGATTTTTCCAATAGCTTCATCTGCTGTAATTGCTCCTTTTTGCATGTCCTCAATGGTCTTAAGGGCTTCCTTTGTTACTTTAGTATATCCGAGCATATTGGCAATTCTTGCTTTCGCTAAGTCTGTTTGGATTTTTAAGTCCTCTTTTTCCATTGCTGCAGCTTTTTCCGCAGCTTTGATACGTTCCTGTGTGGACAGGGTCTGGTCATCTGCAGCTTTTTTCAGCTTCTCAATTTCAGCTCGGTTAGCGGCACGTGACATGGACAGCATGACTTCCCTCTTGTCTATCTCATTCAAGACTTCTGCCAGCTTCCACGCCTGTTTGGTTTCATTGACTATTTCATCACCGATACCAGCGAATATGGATTTGGCATCATTCCCCGCCTGTTTGAAGTTCCCGGTAAACAGATTCACTAAAGCACTTCCCAACTTGCCTGCCCGGTCTATTAAGACATTTACAGTGGCACCAAGAGCACCCATTATCTTATTGGCTGCTTCCACGCCCTTCTGTGTTTTGGTGAACCATGATACCAAAGATCCTAAAGCTACAATTAATACTCCAATACCAGTTCCAAGTAGAGCAACTTTCAACAGTTTCAAAACTTTAATCCAGCCGGTTGTGGTGGTCGAAACAGTAAGCATTTCTGTTTTTACTCCAGACAAATAATTTCTTACTCCACCCAAGGAGGTCACCATTACATTTATCTGCTGCACGAACGGGATATTGGCATTGGCGGCTTCCATTATAGCTTCCTTGTAATTGCCAACATTTCGGTAATACCGCTGTGTCTCTTCTTCAGCGCCCTTTAGAGCATCAGTAACCTCATTAATTCTGTTTTTTATGTTCATGCCTGTATCCGCATTTCGTTCCGCTTCGGATAAAGCATCGTATTCAGCCGTTAGGTTTGACAGTTTGGCACGGAGAGAAACAAGGCTGTTTTCTTGTGCCTTCTCCTGCTTGAGCTGATTTTGCATTGTTTTCGTTATAACACGTATCGAATCATTACAGTCGTTGATATAGGCTTTAGATGCCGCCATTTCTTCATTGTACTGCTGCCTTTTTATGTCTCCAGCCTTTAACTGTTCCTTCAGTTTCGCCTCTGCTTCTTTGGCTTTGTCGATTTTTGTCTGATACTCGGCTATAGCTTTGATAGCCTCATTATAATTCACTTTGATATCAAGTATCTTTTCTACTTTGTCTGCCATAATTTTAGATGTCTAATTGTAATAATTCAACATTTGCTATTCCTGTATTTTCTGCTGTAACGGATAGAATTGCATAATATTTCCCATATTGGGCCAGATATGCTGGAGTGGTCATATCTAAGTCTCTCAAGTCTTTTTCTGTTATTTCTATTTTTTCTTTAATGATTTTGGGGGTATACACTGCATTTTGAAAGCTTGTGTAGAATCTTTTTATGATATCTGTGAACGACAATTGTGTGAAGGTTCCATTTGATAGACCTCCATTGTTTTCCTCGAGAAGTATTCTTGGTTGAACTTTTTGCAGTTCAGCCTTTCCCTCTCCGTCATATTTGTACAATCGTATGAATGCTGTAATTCCTCTCATGTCGCATCCTGCAAATTTCAACTCTGCCATTTCTCTAGACTTCTCTAATGAGCTGATCAAGCAAGTAATTTCTCCACTGTAGTTGCCTTTTACCGTATCATCGTCTTTGTATTTAAGTATATTTCTTTGTGCAAAGCCATCGATAGTGAATTTCATTTCTTTAGGCTTGTTGGCCATATACGATGCTATTACCCGTCTAGTCCAATTGTACGCTTGTTCTTTTTTCTTTATGATATCATCGACAGACATAAATCTTATAATGTTCGTGCCTTCAATAGGATATGCAAATACGCCTAGCATGGTAGATATTGCTTTAATAAAATCAAGCTGTGTCATATCTGGCAAATTTGGTATAATGGGGTAATGACCATTCCCGTTAAGAATACTTTCGTCTGGTTGCTTGGGCGATACAAGGCTGTTTTCCATTCTTAGATTTATGATTCCATCTACACCGTTTGATACGTCTGCAATAAATCCGATATTTGTGAATCCAAACCGGATATCTGTACCTTTGTTTACTGAGTCAGACTCTACACCTTCGAACTCAAACGTAATATTGTAAGAGTTTCCTCCATTGCTTATTATATCCGTATATCCTATGTTGAATATTTCATTGTTCTCTCCGTTCTCAATATAATAAGCTATCATGGCTGCATTGCTGGGATAGAAAGAAGTTAAAGTATGTATTGATACTTTGCCTGAAGCATTGAGCTTTATGGAGTTTCCTTTTGTCTTTATTCCACTAATGAATGTGCCTTCGCTTAGCGAGCTTTTATTTACCGTTCCATAATATGATGAATATTCTTTATTTTCGAAGTAAAGTTCAATAGGCCCGGTTCCTTGGTTAAGGTAATATTTTGCATTCAACCACAGTTCATTCTTTTGAGAGAATTCCAACCCGTCATTTCTTGTCAGCAATGGGATAAACAGCTTGTTCAAGACTGCTTGCTGTTCACTTGGAAAAATGAATATCACATCATTATCAAGTGATATATGTTCTAAAATCCATGTTGCTTTAACTGCCGGATGATAGGGTAAGTCTTTATCGGCTGAACGTATATTGTAATTTACTTTTGGGAAAAAGAAATCTCCATGACTATCATATTGGCTTACGTTCTTTCCGCTATTCCATTCGATGTAATAATCAGGAAATGGATCATTCCCTTGGCTTTCATAATGCCAACGTTCTTTTAAATCTTGCAGTTTTTTTTCTTCATTGGCAATACTTGAAAATTGTGTTGCGTTTCCCCATATTAATGCGGTTTCAAACACATCAGACGTGCCTATCAAGTATATTTTTGCCCCTTTGATAATTTCTACTCCGTTTCTTATGTATCTAGCGTCAAGGTAAAATGAAGCAACGGAATATTGGCAGGATGGCAGGTCTGCGTGAAGAAATGCAGACTGATTCCTCACTGTGTTTGGAAGTTTAATAGTGTAGCTTGTGTTACTTACAATTTTGCCTATATCGGTGAATATATTATTCTTGTATTTTAATGTGATATTGGTGCTGTCGTCCATATCTACTAATTTGTTGTTGGCACCGACATATAATAATTCATTTCTCATAAGCTCTGCACGTTAGTTTCAGGTAATATAATGTTCGCTTCAAAGTCTTGCAGTGATACCCGCTGTTTGACGAAATTTCCCACAGACACATTTACGGCCATCCATCTGGCGTTACCGTTATCATCATAGCCCATGAACATATCAACAACAGGAGATGTGGCCATTTGGTAAAGGAAGTCATAAGTTATGCTGTCTATTAATGGAGCGCATACGGGAAGTGTCGTTTCTTCCATTTTCCTTTGCTTTCGTCCGCTACCTCCATGGTATCCGTTCTTGTAACTGTAATCCTGCATATTGTTTCTGATGAACTCTCCGTCATTGGATACCTGCGAAGTCTCGTCTCCTTGCATGAATAGCCAGTAACACCACATTCCATGGCGGTTGATCCATCTCAAGTATATTCCACAGTCTGAATTGTCAACCTTACAAGTGATCTTTGTGGCCATATTGAGCAGCCCTCGGAAGGTGAAATCAAAGGTGTGGTCAAAAACAGATGCTGCCGTATTACTTCCAGGTAGATAAAATTCCACCCTGTCTGAAGCATCTATTCCAGCAAGAATGATATTCCATGCATTTTGTCCTGATAATGCGATAGGGGAGCTTTCGGAACCATCTATAGTTACTTTTACATTCCCTGATGTTGCAGAGTATAAGCCTACAGAGAATGGGTAGTTTTTGAACCATGTCAGCACTCGGCTTCCATTATACTGCTCTCCAACCTTACTGGCTCCCCACAATATGAATACGTTGAACTGGAAGCTGTTTTCAAGTGTTCCTGATTCGTTATACATATCAAGCTCTATGCTAAACAGACGTCCTAACTTACTATCTTCGGCGTGAGTTGACTTGTAATCGACTTCTCTGTATTCGTCAAAATAGCTCTGCGTATAGAATGATAGGTCAAAGAAGCAGGAACCACCGAACGTCGCTCTGTTCTCTCTGTCTGATGTGGCTGTGGTGGTGTCCGTTACCGTTGCAGTAACAGATTGATAGTTTCCGCCAAGGATATTTATTATCACAGGATTAAAGCAGAATCCTATTTGGTCAGGATATTCAATTGTTGTATTATCTATCGTATGTGTTCTCATTGTCGAAATTCAGATTTATATGTTCAACTTCTGTTTCATATATAGCCGATACCCTGCTGGCTATATTGTCCACGGTATTTTCTAGATCACGGGAATAGATTTCCTCATGTTTTCTGTTTCGGTATAGTTCCGTTCCTTCCTTGGCTATCTTTCTAGCGACAAGGTAGGCGAAGGAATCGGGCTTCTTTACTTGTATACCCTTATCTTCCACCCATTGGCGGATAATCTTGTAAAATCCTTTCGGAACTTTCCCTGGCCCACGTCCGGTTTCTAGTACCGCGAATGCCTGCCTGCCCCACAAAACGCCTCCGTCCTCCGACATTTCTACTTTCAGACTGCCCTTTGTCCTTCCACTGGCTACTTGTCCGGCTGCTTCATGGTTGGCTATAATTCGCTTGCGTAACGCTTCCAGCTCTTCACCTATTATCCTTAGGGTTCCGGCTTTAGTTTCTGCTGCCATATACAATCTCTTTCACGCTCTTGTTGCAAATAACAGTACCCATTATCTCTTCTAACTTAAGTTGGATAACTATTCCGGTTACATTAACATCCAGCTTGTCATAGAAAACAGAATAAGGGATATCTCCTGATATTTCTTTGAACATCCCACTCCTGTTCAATAGCAATATGAATTCTTTGGCTTTATTCTTGCATCCTTCTATCACTGCATCATTTTCTGTGCCATCAAAATCGAACTTGGTTTTATCCATGAATGCCATCATACAGTTAGGGCAGTCTCTTAACTGCTGTCTGCCTAGATTAAAAGTTCCGCTTACAGGAAGGAGATTAAGCACTGCCGGCAATTTAATCTTGTCCAGTCTTATATTGGCTGTTTGCCAGTTGTCAAAAAGGTAACTTACACCCTCCATAGAGTCTACTATCTTTTTAATTTTTTGCTCTACCGTCATTTCTTCTTACTTAATATGTTTCTTAATCTACGTTCGAATCTTACTCTTTTGGCGTCCATGTCAAGACATTTATATACTCTGACCCATGGCACGCTGTCTACTTCTGCATGATCAGTGATACCCATGCGCTGTGCATAGTAATCAATCATGCCGAAAGGTCCAAAATTTAGCAATTCGGATCCTGCTTGCTTCTCTTCGGGTGTGGGTGGTACATTCGTCGACGCGAATAGTTTATTTATTCGTTCAACTTCTTTGGCCACCCATTGTACGAATCCCAGTACATCGGTAGCTGGAAGTTGGGATATATAACGTTTACTCAGCCCCATCAGTACAGTACAGGGAACGAACAAGATATCGTGTTCTGTTTCGATGGATTGCAGTTGCATCAGTTCTCCCATATTTATGTCGTTTAGGGTATCTGGTGTCTTATACTGCCCTAGTTGATAAGGTTTTTTCAGTTCATCCAACTTGGTTCTAATGACCTCGGGTTCGGTGGCAATGCTGCTTATTGTCAAAAATTCTTTTACTGTCATATCTTTCCTATTTTTGCTTTTGGTCGTTTTGGTGTTGGTTTGATGCGGAATATCATTGCCATTATCAGCATATCAAGGTAATCTGTGGAATGACCTAATATTTCTTTCATTTTTTCTTTGCTGATTATTCCTTTCTTCCGTGTGTCTGCATCAATATGTGCTTGTTTGAGAACTGACAATTCTTCAATGATCCGTTCCCGCTGTGCTTCCGTGCATACGATACGAAGCAATCGATTGTTAATCATCTCAGCCAGTTTGAAGGCACACTCTGATTTCAAATTGTCAAATTCAGGATTAATAGGTCGTGCTCCTCCATGAAACTCCTTGATACCGTTCAGATAGCTTTCAAGATAGTTCCCCAATCCGTCAGAGTCCGCAATCATCTTACTACGAGGAATTGAGCATTCTATCATCATCCGCTTCAGGTCTGTTTCAATGGATTTTCCAGTACTGTATTCCTGATCCAGTTTGATAAAACACACATTCCCTTTCCAATGACCGGCGATAAATCTGTCTCGTCCCTTCATTGCAAGGTCTGCAGAACCGGTAGATTCACCTGCAGGAGCAATGAACTCATTCGTGAACAAGTCACAGATAGCGTCGTAGTTACACAGGGCAGTCGGGTCATTATCATACTCCCAATTGCCGAAATATAGGCGTTCCTTTGTTACCCGGTCTTTTGTGTTTCGAAGACTTTCGATGTAGTCTTCTGTTGCCCAAGGATTATCCTGCACCAAAGCTTGGATAAATGCATAAGGAGCTTGTAATTTGTCTTCTTTCCAGGGCTTGTAGAATTCACGGTATAGCCAGTTTTTCTTCGGGTTACAGGTGATAAGTATCTTTCCGGGTACATGGTATACATCGTTCATGTGGCGGCCGATACGGGTTTTCAAGACTTCGAAGGCAAGGTAGTGCACTTCACCAGCTTCCTCTATCCATCCTCCTGTATATTCCTTAGACCCCAATCGTTCATACATCGGATCTTTCACCGGATAATACGTCAAGTCAATATAAACGATTTCACTTCCGTTGTCGAAGGCTATCCCTTCATTTGTTGTCTTGTATGCCGTGAAGCTGTGAGAAGATGCTACCTTATTGAAGGTCACGGTAACGGACTCACGGCTATCCTTCAAATTATTTCGGCCAACAAACCAGCGAGTACCGGGAAGATAGTAGGCACATTGCATCAGCCATTCACAGCCTAGCCATGATTTACCACCACCTCCGGCACCACCATACAATAAAAATTTCGTTTTGCTGTCACGAAGAAAATTGTATGCCAATCGCTGTTTTAAGTTAACCTTTTGCTCCATATCACTTCAATTTGTCAGCTTCGGGAGTATAGGGAAGAAAGTCAAATCCGTTGAAGGGTTTGCCTTGTGTTGTATGATCCACTTCCTGTTTGTCGGACAACCCTAGCTTTCGGGCTATAATGTTTGCATTGAAAGCGCCAACACAGGCTCCTTCAAATTGTTGAGTCTCGATGGTTTCTTCCACCCGCGCGATGACGTGCAAAAAATCTTCATCATTTTTTTTCATGCATTCACTTCTGAAGCTACTCCACCAACGTGATGAAGTACCTAGATAGATACATAATCCGGTGAGAGAGTAGGGGCGCTGTGTAGGTGAAACTTCTTGTTGTGTTTGCTGTTCATTAACAGTTTCTGTTCTTTTACCTTTTTTGCGTCTAACAGGCATGGTACGTTGTATAGCCTTTCTTGTTGTCCATGGGTTTTCATCACACCATTGGAAATATTCGCACGCCGCCTCCCATAACGCTTCAGGCGTGGCGAAGAGTTTATCCCTGCCATGCTTGCTGCGTAACATCCAAAACTGATTTCCTTTAGGTGCTGCCATTGTTTATAGTGTTTTAAAGATTGGTATAATTTCTTTGTCCAGATCCCATTTGCGATTATTGGGAAGAGGAAGTGTGAATTCATATTGCAACGCTTTCAGATAATCATTCTTACTTGCGCTCCTTCCGTTGGTTGATGCTACTTGAAATGACGAACCTCTTAACTCTTTTTCTGGGCTTATCTTCATTCCTTTATCGAATATGTTAAAATCCTTTCCGATGTAAGCTGTGTTTAATCTGATGATGTCAGCTGTGGAATGATAATGCTGGAAGTACCATTCACCAAAACGGAAGTTGGCTGTGAAGTTCTTTGCGTCAAGAAATACGGCTTTAGAACGATGGTCGTGTGTTTCCTTGCGTTCAGATGATTTCTGGGCGAACAGCAGCGGAATGCCAGACCAGAATATCATTCCTCCGGGCTTGCATAATGCTGATAACGAAAGTAAGACATTCTTTTCATCCTCTTCTGAGTTCACAGAGTTCAACACGCTATCGCACACAACCACATCGTACAGCCCGTAGTCCGACAAGGTCTTGCATATGGAAGCACAGTCTTGCCTGATTTCCTTTTCATCAATGATGTCCGCTCCATCTTTGCGGTGGAAGAATTCAATGGCGTCAATGAGATAGCCTTTTTTCTTCAGTATGGTTGCGTAATCCTTTTGTCCGGCACCGAAATCGAGTATGCGCATATCCTTGGTGATGTATGGTATAACCTGCGTTTCATACAACGTTGAATGGCTACGCTTGCTTGGAACCCCGTTCTTTTGCCGTAGCCGTGCCTTTTGGGCAAAAGACTGTATATAGGTCTTTCGTTCCAGATGGGAATACTCGAACACTCCATATTCCTTAGAGAAGTATTTGAGCGCGATTTCTTCTTTCCCTTCTGGAAGGACATATACAAGTAGGTCCATACCTAATAGTTTTACCGTTTTGGCATATACTGTTGAGATGATCACTTTCCCGGTATGGTCACATACGGCATTTGCAAACTGGCCGTAACGGAGAATCATTTTCGTAAGGTCAACAACACGTGAGTTGTTTCCTCCTTTGGAAAGAATGGAGATATCTTTGTTGGATACAGTATAAAATCCTTCTGTTCCTTTAGGAAGACTTACATTGATTTCTGGTTGGATTTCCGACAACTCACATTCCGCATAGTTGTGAAGTTGGTTGAACCTTACTTCATCGGTGGAGTTTACACCATCAAGAATAAAGGCTGGAACATGGGTATACCCAAGCAGCTTCATTGTCTTTGTACGTTGGTGTCCTGCCATGATACGTTTATCCGATTGACGTATGATGATCGGTTTGATAATGCCTAATTCCTTGATGGATTTTTTTAAATCTTCTTGTGCTTCATTAGTGAGCAGGCGTGGGTTATATTCTGCCGGGTTCAATATTGATATGTCTATGTATTCCATCATAAGCTAAGTAGATTATTAACAAAACCAACCATTACACCGTTCTCATCCAAATATTCAGAAGCCCGTGCTTTCAGTGCTTCCAGTTCGCTTTCACTGACTGGAATCTTATACCCCTCAAATACTAAATATTTGATATGAGCTCCGGCTTCATAGTTTGCGTTCTTGAGTACATTATGACTGTCTTCTATATCTTCTGAAAAATCTGTCGGATCAGGAAAGCTGATGCCTTCCATACCCCAATTAAGCAACTCGTTACAATCCCAGTCAAACAACTTGGTTATGTCCCATTGTCCGTTGTTAACGTTATCACGTATGATTAGCTCACGTTCCCTTTCCTCGGTCAGGTTGGGAATAAGAACGGTCGGTACTTGTTGCATACCTAGCGATATACAGGCATCATACCTTTGGTTTCCGGCTATAATGATCAATTCGCCAGTACGGTCTGACAGGATGATCGGTCGGGCTTCGAAATAATCCGGATTGTTTCGGATTGACTCTTTAAGTTTGTCTAGCTGTTCATCCGAAATAGTTCTTGGATTGTTTTCCAGTTTCTTCAGTTCCTCTAGTTTTCTGTAAATAATTTCCATAATTGCTTTTTTTGCGTTACAGAAACGAAGGTACTTAATAAGGGAGCTAAGGGGAAAAATGAGGAAAACAAAGTACTGACACGGCTTGTCAATACTTTGTTATGTGTGTTATAATTCCTTTGTTGATATCAATGCCGAATTGCTGGTAAGATAAAGAATTACAGGAAAGTATTTCACTGGTAACCTGTAAAGTCTTGCATTCTTCTTTGATGAACGTTAATATGAAAAGTGGGAAAGATAGATAATGCTTTTTGCAGATTTTTGGAACGGAGTAGAAACGTGACTTTACTTGTTTTCGTTTTCATTACCATTGTAGCTATCCTCTGATAATCACATATCTTCCGGCGGCTATTTCACTTCTATACTCGACAGAATAGCCCTTGTCTATAAATGCTCTTATGACATTATCGTGCGCCAACTCCGAAATTTGGTGTCTGTCTTTAGCGTCACTTCCAGTATTTTTTGCCCAACAATGAGGCCAGTTATTTCCCCATCCTACGCCATAATGAAAGTAAACACATTCGCCTTTCTTTTTGATTTCCGAGAGGATGAAAGATGCAAGTTCGTCTTCCTCGGTGAGTTCCACAGGTTTGGCGGGGGATGATACGGACGCTTTCTCTCCGGCAGGCAGCCGGTTTATTTTGATATCGTCCTCATCATAGTAGTGCGCTGCCATCCCGTAGACCTCCTCGTCTGAAATCGCTATGGCGTTACCACGCTTCCTGGCTTCACCCATGATATAACTACAGCATTCATCAATACTTTTCTTCTCATTCGCATATTTGGGGGCGAACAGTGAATCTTCTTCCGCCCGTTTGTCCAGATAGGCTTTGATTGCCTGTTTGAAACTGTCATTCTTTGCCATGATAAATTTGATTTTGAAGTGGTTGATTATATTAGTTATTTTCGATTGATTCTGATATTATAATCACAGAGAAACCTGCCGATATCATCACTCGCAATGTTGGGGGGTGGTGCATTATCTCCGTATATAGCCCGTATTGCATCCTCATTTCCCCCGTATGCCTTCCAATAGGTGTAGGCAGTATGGTTATTGGGAACGTTAGGAAAAAGTTCTGTGAAGGCGCTGAAATCGTTTTTAGCCTTTTCTTTGAGCTCCTGAATGTTTTTTACTCCCTCAATCATGGCGCACGCTGCATCTTCTATCCGGGTGAAACCTTTTTGGGATTGTTTCATGGCGGTTTCATTGGACAGTTTGACGTGCTCGTCTCTTCTATCCCTGCAAAAGTCCGATAGGGCTACCATAATGGACTGGTTGTTTATCCTGTTTCCCCAGACGAACTGTCCACGGCTCCCGTTTTTAAGCTGTGTGAAGAATATGCAAAGCTCGGCTAGATTGAGAAAATAATAGCTGGCCAATATGCTTAGCGCCGTTTCGGCAAGTTGTTGAGGTGCGATATCAATGCCTGCGTATCGGAGGATTGATTGCAGGTGCTCTGTGATAATCCTGACTGATGTGGCGTTGCCGAAGACAACATTGATGTCCGCAAGGGTGGGAATACCCTCAATCCTGATTGCTTGTGCTAATGTCAGGTTACAATTCAGCTGGGCTTGCGTGCCGGACCAGTTGTCAACCAATTGGGAGGCTGTTGATCCATTTCTCAAGGTCTGCTGGAGCGGTGTCAGTGTCTCCGGCTTTTTCCTGGATTGAGGTATCTGTCCTGGGGACATTATCACAGTGATCTGTTTTTGTAGGCTTGTTTCCATTTTGAAGTCTTTTTTCGATTATCCAAAGGTTAGCCCGGCTGTCCCATCGTTCAATTTTAGCCCCGTTGGTGTTTTTCCAGCTTAGCGCATCGAAGTGGTAGAAGAATATCTCCGCCTGCTGCTCCCAGTCCGGGAGCTTGTCACGGAAGTAATCTTTCACCTGTTCCAGGGTAGGGGCTATAAATTCGGTTTTTGGTTTTGAAGGCTTCTTTTTAGGTTTTTCCTGCTCGGGCTTAAATAACTCGCTAGAGTTATTATTATCTTTACTCTTAAGTCTTATATTAATGTTAGCCTTTTTACTTAAAGGTTTACTTAAGTCATTACTTAAGAGTTTACTTAAGGGTTTACTTAAATCATTTAAGTAATAAACGGGCGATTTCGCATTTTTCTTACCTGACTCAAACTGTAGTAAACCTTTTTGCTGTAATCTGTTCCTGACTTCAATTACGGTTGGTTCTGATATACCGGTTGCGAGGACGATTCGTCTGTTGGGACACTCAAACGGATTCTCCCAACCCCGACTATTGCACTCGTTCAAAAGGAAGAAGTACAAATAAACTTCGTTCGAGGAAAATGCTACACTCTGATGTGTCTTCCAAAATTGGTTTACGTAATCTATATAAGTCATTGTAGGTAAGAATTTACTTCGTTTATGAACTCCTGTAGTGAATGGCAGATAACATACTTGTTTTGGTATCTCTCTGCTTCTGTCTGCCACGTTCGTTGGTGCTCGCTCTGTGTACCCTTCGGTGTCTTCATCTCTATGCAGAGGGAAGCCCATCCCTTTTTGGGTATGAGCAGGATCAAATCTGCCACACCTCTCACTGCTCCTTCATACTTCATCCGTGCTCCTGTCTTGGCATCACGTTTGCCACCGTTAGGCACTGCAAAAAGCATACGTGCCAGTTTGGGATATTGTAACCGGAACCATACCAAACAATCATGTTGTATTTGGCTTTCTGATAATGGTGTTGTCTGTTTTCTCATATTCTTCCGTTGAATAGGTTCATTGCCATATCTACCACATTCTCCTTAACCACATCATCCGTCCCTGTCACTCCGTTGGCTATTCCTTTTTTGGCCTGAATGACATCATACATATATTTGTCGATAGTATCCTTTCCAAGATAGTAGTAACAGTTTACGTTGTTCTTCTGTCCGTTCCGATGCGCTCGGTCTTCTGCCTGCTCACAATCGGAGAAAGTCCATGGGAACTCGATAAACGCCACACGGCTGGAAGCTGTCAATGTAAGACCTGTACCTCCTGATTTGTAGTTAAGGATGATCAGCTTGCAAGAAGGGTCGTTTTGGAAGCGGTCTACCGCTGTCTGTTTTTGAGTAGCATTGTCTTCGCCTGTAACGGTGACAGCTTCAGGGAATATCTTCTTTAGTTCCTGTACTACTTCTTTCAGGTAAGCAAAGACTATCAGTTTCTCACCTCCGTCAATCACGTCATGGATGAATTCGGAAAAGACTTTGATTTTTCCCCTGGCTGATATGGCTTTCAATATTCCCATTTTCACCATTACCTCGCCTCTTAATGCCTTGGCCACCTTTTCATCGTCCGCATTCTTGTAAGTCCGGAGATACTGTATCAGGTCGGCTTCCGCTTTGTCGTATTCTTTGCGATTGGATATGTCCACCTCTATATATTGGCGTGACTTGTCCGGCAACTGAGTGAGTACCTTGGCCTTTTCGCGCCGGAAGAAGCAGGTCGATGATAACCTCCAGTTCAGTTCTTTCACATTGCTTGACTGTTTAGGTCCATCGCAGAACCTCTCTACGAAACACTTGTATCCTCCGAAATCCTCTAATCGTCCCATTATCTTGAGTTGTTGTATAAGGTCTGTATTGTTGTTCACTACTGGGGTTCCCGTCAGTTCCAAGATATATTCTTTGCCTTTACATATTCCTTCTACGAACTTGGATTGCTGGGTCTTGGTGGATTTGCACTTGTGTGATTCGTCAATGACTACGGATTTGAATAACGATATTCGCGGGTCAAACTCAATGGATTTCATGGTAAACCGTGCATCCTCCTTTACTTTAAGTACAAAAAACTTTTTCAGTGATTCATAATTTGTTATGAATATGTTGCAGCATTTAGTCTCAAAGAAACGGTGCCAGCTGGCTTTATTGCGATCATCCAGAATCATGGCATTTTTTCCGGCAAATTTCTTAAATTCACGTTGCCAGTTTATTTTCAATGCGGCCGGACAAATGACAAGGCACGGATACGCTTTTGCTATCGTAACCGTGCCTATTGCCTGTAATGTCTTTCCCAGTCCCGGTTGGTCCCCGAATATGCACCGCTTGTGCTGTAGCGCATAAGCGATGCCTTCTTTCTGATATTCGTACGGTTCCAACAGCAATCCGTGTGGAACCGTAAGTTTTGGAAGGTCGGGAATAGTATAGTCATTATACTCTCTTGTTGTCACTTTGTGCTGTACCCGGCTGCATATCTTTGTCTGTACCGCCCAATCTGCCATCATCCTCACGTATTCCTTATCTTGTAGAGATACCTTCCAAGCTTTTTCGTCAGCGATATAGGCTGCCCGGATATTCTGTTTTACACTTGGAATCCGTTTGACTAGCTCCACTAATCTTGGATGATATGGGAAGGCTAGTTTGAAGCAGTTGGGGGTAGTAGTTACGCAAAATGGGGACGGCGGTATCATGATGCAAGTTGTTTGACTTTACGTGGTTTACGTGATTTAATTTTCTTTCCGTTCATTATTATGTCAACCCCTGCATCATTCATAGCCTGCTGGAATTCCGCAACCTCTTGATTGAAGTCTGTACCGGCTTCTGGAATGGCGTCCGGTTGTACGTCTGCGTTCGCCGTGTCTTCCTCAAACGGAAGTTCCTGTTGTACAATTCGCCATTTTTTGTTGAACAGATACTCTTTGACTTCGAACTCACAGGATTGGATTTCCTGCTCCAGCTCGAAGGCATTGATATACGATTCATTCTCATTATTGAACATGGTGAACGGAGCGCATAGGTTCAGAACTTTTCCTGTTTTGAGAAAACGTTTGGCTATCAGAGTAACCCCTTCATTATCTCCATCTCCGCCAATGGAATACCCTGTAACGTCAAGCACCTGTCCTATGATATCAGGCACTTCATCTACTGATTCTATACCGTCCACTTCTTTCTGTTCTGTAAGCAAAGCGGCGTGGGGATTCAGCTTGCTGAACGCATTGATAAGGTCTGATGTTACCAGGTTCTTGCCTTCTACGGTGGTTGTACCATTCTCATCCTTGTAGGTGGCCACCAAGGTACTGTCCTTGGTGATTTTAGCTTTTATGATCTTCATTATCTTCTATATTTATATTCGTTGACAAATTCGTTATAATAACGGTCTTCCGGAAGGGGAAGTGTTATTCCCAGTTCCGTGGCTGCATCTGCTTTGACCTTATTCAAAAAGTCCGTCATTTGCAGTGTGTTCAGTTTCGATGTGCTTCCGGCTATGACCGTTTCTTTTCCTTTGATAATGGTTGTCCTTCGTAGATATAGGTTGCAGTAATAATCGTGTACGTCCTGTTTGTCCGTTCCTGTTTCCTGTTCGATACAGGTAAACCAAAGCCACATTAGGGCGTTTTGACTTAATGTGCGCGGCTCTGTGTAACGTTCGATAATTAACCTGTAACGACCGTTACGGAGCTGCGAGCACATGAAATCAAAGGACTTGTTCAGTGTTACCACACCTTTTTCTTTTATAAGGATAGCTTCTTGTGCCATTATTCCAGTCCGAAAATCTTCTTGTCCGTGATAGATTCTCTATTAGCTTCCAAAAACTCTATGAAATGTTCTACGTGTGCCGTGAGCAGTTTCACTGTCTGTTCGTGATTGTAAGTATAATATTCCGGATATTGCGTACCACTGATAAGCGGTGTGCGGCTGGTACCGCCTTTCAGCGCATAAGCCGTAAACTCAAATGCCTTTATGCTTTCCATCTGACCGGAAGCAATTAGGCAATAAGGGTAGACATGGCGCTGCCACCCGTGGGCGTATTTGCCGAACTCGTATTTAGATGTGGATTTTATGTCATAAACAACATCCTTTCGGAGTTCGTCGATAAATCCGTATAACTCCACATTTCCGTACTGGGTAGGAAGAATGGCGGATACATAGACCTGACTTAATGAGCCTTTGAAATACTCTGCCTGTTCTATACACCATTGTCTGTCAAAAAGGAAATGCCGTGCAGGTGCGATATCCGTTGCTGGAAAAGCTACTTGTATGGTATTGGTTTCCTTATCGCCAATGATGGAGTAGGGGGAACGCTCTGTCGGCACGTGATTTTCGCAATGGACATAGCAGTCAATGATAGCATTGAAGGCTGTTCCCTTGTCGGCTGCTTCACTCTCAAACGGTACACGGTTGATAGCATCCAGAAGGTCTTGCTTCAGGCTCTCTTCGATTTCTTCCGGAGAGCGTTTATACTCTCCGGTTTCATTATCAATGTTCCAGAAGTTTTCCACTTCTTCATCAGCTCTCAGATACTTGTCGAATTTGTCAAGTAATGAGGGATAGATTCTATAACTAGGCTGCTTCATATATTTTTTTGACTTTGTCGAATTTCAATCCTAATTCCTTGCATCTTTTATTCAGTAGCATACCTGCTTGTAATTTGCTGTCGAAGATATGCTGCAGGCTCTCCAGTGATTGTTTCACTTCGTTGGCCGTGTCCGCATCCGCTACCATGGCTATCTGTTCCTTGATAACTTCCATAAGACCTTCATATTCGGAGGACAGTTCTGCCTGTTTTTCCTGATAGGTCTGATAAGTGTTTACAATCTTTGTCATAAAGTCGTTCGGTCCGGTGATTGTACCTTCTGCATTAATGATAACTGGTATCTTTATGCGTGCTGGAAGATTGCAGGTATTCTTACCGTAGAATTTCTCGCACGGATCAAAAGAGATGGTTCTGTCCTTACCTATGGCTTCCATATAGCCTACAAGATCAAGTTCTTTAATCAGGTCACCGGCAGAAGAACCTCCGATTTCCGGGCGTATCTGTTTGTCTTCTCCGTTCTTTTCCTCGCGTTCATGGGCTACGAATATTACTGATTTACCCATTAGTGTGACTTGGTTTACGAAGTTGATGAACATATTCTTTCGTACTCCATATCCTTGCAGGGACAGTGTGCCATCCGCTTTCTTCATTTTGGGATTGTTTTTCATTATATATTTATCCATGAAGGATAACATTTTTCCTGCCGTATCAATAACGATGGTCTTGTATTCGGCAATTTCTCCGCTCGTAAGAACTTCATCCACCTCTTCCCATTTGGAAATTTGTACGGTGTCTACACGGTGGGCTGCATTCACACGGTGAACGCCACCGTCAAAGTCCAGGAGTAGTGGCTGGGGAGAGCTTAACGCCAGTGTGGTCTTTCCCATACCAGGTTGTCCGTAGATTAATGCCGACAGGGCATTCTTAACTGTCAGTTCGTTAGGTTTTTTGATAAGTCCCATAATCAATAATTTTTAGTGGTTAATAAATGAGTTAAAAAAAATAGTTCCCGGATAGTCGGCCAGGACACACCGGGATAAATAAGGATATAGAATATAACATATAAAGAGGGCTCTCACCTCACGCTGTCCTTTCCAGCGGCTTTGGGTTAAATTATTATCTAACAAATTGCTCTCTGCTTCACTGCCTTGAAGTCTCTAACATGGCTACGTTTATAAGGGTGTACGGCTCCCTCTCTTTGGGTGTGGGTAATACAGGATTCGAACCTGTATCTGTATTCCTCCTGAAAACAATCACAAACCGTCTGAACGTAAAGAAAAAAGTGAATACCGCTTTTCCATTAAGCTAATTACCCGTGTGGCTTATGCCACTTTCTTTTTTAATTTTCTAGGCTTCCTTGGCATTTTGACCTGTGCATAACGCAGGACATCACTGGCATTGCAGAACCATTTCCCGTTTTGTGCGCATGTAGGCTTGTCGGAACGTATTTTGTTTTCTTCGATCAGTCTGATAAGCCTTCCTATGCCTCCAACTATTTTGGCCGCTTCTCTTTTACCGAATGTATGGGTGTCCATGATGGCTAGGATGTCTGCTAGCCGTGCTTCTGCCGTTCCATCAAATAAGATGGATGTCCGTAGTTGGTTGTTAACTGTATAGTTCATAATCTGAATCTGTTTTTGTTCGTCTTGTTCTTGATACTTGGGTGGTTCTTGTCTTTGCTCTGCTGCATTGTCTCATGTCGGGATGAAAATCCAATGCGGCAATGACAAGGAACAGGATGGAGAAGAATAGCTCAAGCCCGTGTTTACGTATCTCTTTTATATCGAAGTTGATCTTCATGCGCTCACAGAACATGTATAATACAAGCTCGGTATCTTTGGAAATACCCAGCTTTTTGTATATATCCCGCTTCTGTGCTTTGATGGTCCATTCCGAGCGTTGCAGACTGTCGGCTACTTCCTTGTCGGCCAAACCCTTGCAATATTGTTCGGCGACAAGATGCTCGCGCTCTGATAGCGTAATCATGACACACGCTGGATTTTGAACTCTCCGCGCTTGCGGTCAACCTCTCCTGTTCGTTTCCAATCGGCATTTTCTACACACATCTCCAATCTTAGTCTGGAAATGGTTGTGTTGACGGAAGATATCGCACGCACAGGGAACACAACGATATCACCTACCTTCATCGCTCTCAATGTGGCCGCCCAATTTTCTGTTACTTTTACCATATTACTTCAATTTAGCGAGTTTAACGATGTTGTCTAGAGCATTAATGCTGCTTTCGTGTCGTGCCTGTAGGCGGGTGAACGAATCGAGCCACATGTCGCTCTGTTCCTTGACTTCTTTAAGGTCTTGTTCCAGTTCTTGCACACGTCTTACAAGGTCTTCGTGTGTCATGCTTTGTAATTCTTCTACTGTTGTCATAGCTTTATTTTTTTTGATTTTCAATATTGTCAAGTTCGTTGCTTATCACTAATGATGTTACCGCGAAGGCGGTGGATGCTATCCAGAACCATACGCCCATATCGCACATGGTAATAAGGAGTATCGTGTATGATACTGCGCATAATATTGATATTGCTTTCATTTGATTGTGTATTAGTTTTGTTCCCCCAAACCAATCCGATTGGCTGCATCACGCTTTTATTGGGGGATTTACTTAACTTTGTGGTGTCAAACAAAAAATTAAGTATTATGAACAAGTTTGTTGAATTCACCGTGGATGGTGAAAAGTGCATCATCAATGCAAGTGTAGTTCAGCTTGTAAATTTTAAAATGGAGCTAAAATCCATACGGGATTTAGCTTTTAGGAACTGTCAAATATTCTTCTGAACTAAAATTTCTTTCTTGTATATCGGGATAGTGAACAACTTTATGACAACGGTTTTGTTGATTATCCCAGTATCATCTTTTCCTATAAACCCATAGGTTGTAGGACGTATTTTTACTATTTTTTCAATTATTGCTTTCATTGTCATAAGTAGATATTATTAGTTTGTGCCCCGATAACCTCTCTCTGGTCTTCCCACCGGAGTTGTCAGCTACTGTTCTTCACTGCATAACCGTTCGGGGCATGATCGCTCTTTTTATTTTACCCTTACACGCTTGGCGCCCTTTGCCGCTTGTTCACTCAGGAATATTGCGTATTGCATTGTACCTTTCTCAGTACGCAAACGGCAGCTTTCAGTTACCTCCGGGACTGCACCCGTAACCCTACTCAAGTCTGCTTCTGATGTCACCAGTTCCGAGTCTTTCGGGATGTGTTGTTGCGGAGTGTCGCTTCTCCTGTTTGTTATGGTCAAACTCCATTTAGTAGCGGTAATCCCATCAAAAGGTAGGCTCGCTGGCCGTTACCGCTTAATCTCCGCAGTACTGGGAGCCTAAATATCCACGGCTGTTGGAGTTGTAGCAGTCTGACCATTCGGCTTTGAAAGTGACTTTTTCTGCTTTGACCGGAGTGAACACCTTGTTATTTCTTTCTTCCTGTTGTCTTGCCAGCTCTTCCTGCATTGTAACATTCAGTTTTGCCAGTTTCCATGTTGATTTCAGAACTTCACCGAAGGTCTTGCCTTGTTTCTTGCCTACATACTTGTAAGTTCTGTGGGCATCTCTCATAATCTGTCGTAAATCGAATCTTTTCATTGTCTTACCTCTTTTTAGTTATTACTTTTATTTGGTTATCTCACTCAAACTTGCTTTCTTTGTTTATTGTTATTGTTTGATGTTGCAAATATAAGTATTAATACTATTATTACTACTATTATTGCAATAAATAATACTTGTATTTAATATTTATTAATAATATGTTCGATTTAAAGAGATTCAGAAAGGAAAATGGGAGAATAACCCAAATGGCTATGGCTGAAATGTTCAACTGCACCCAAGGAAATATCTATGCAATAGAAGCATCTGGTAGGGATTTAACGGATGAACAACTGAACATTCTAAAATCCAAGTTTGGGGATGAAGTGGTATCGAAATACATCATCAATTTAACCTTGGACAAAGACAATCCTAAAACCTTTAAAGAAGCGACACATGATTTCTTTAATAAAAGGGAAGAAAGTTTGTTGGCAATTATTGAGTCTCAGCAACGTACCATCGAGAACCTTTCCAAAACCCTTGAAACCCTATCGAAGCGATGATTATGTCTCAGAGCGATGCCATAACCGATAATGATTTAGATTTCTTTCTCACCATCATAAGCATGTTCTGTGAATATAACCACACCATGCACTATTCAGACCGTGTGTTCGCTGATATAACGGACAACCCCGGCAGAACGAAACGGATTATCCTAAAACTGGCAGAGGAAGGATATATCAAGGCTGTACCCCATACGAATTTGCCATACAGGTTTACTATTGATATGACACCCAAAGGGACGGAATTTCAAAAGGAAGGCGGATATGCCTACAAAAAGCGGAAAGACCGCAACAAGGATATCCGCATTTCCGCCAAGAAAATCATTTATTACTTGGTCTCCGCTTTATTGGGCGCGCTTGCTAATCACCTATTTAGCGAATAGGTGTCCAATGATTGCACCAAGCATCGCAATTATTATGTGTAATGCTATGCGTATAGTCTGGTACTGATCTTCATCCATATTTATTCTGGTTTTTAAAGTTAATACTATATATTTTGCAACATCAATAAATCAAAGAACACAGAGTTTACCTCTTTTTAGTTAGTCAATATTTTTGCACTTCCGAACTATTTTTCGTTCCTTTGTGCTGTTGTTTATTGTTTGATGTTGCAAAGATACTAACATCACTGATATATCAATGATATTAGCCTATAAATATCACTGATATTAACTTTAATTATCATTATAGGCTTAATATATTAGTGATATGTACGATTTGAAAGGATTTAGACAGGCTTTTAATCTTACTCAAAAGCAATTGGCAGAGATTCTAAAATGTCAGCAGTCAAATATCTCTGGAATGGAAAAGACTATGAGAGACTTAGAACCGATACAGAAAAAAAGGCTGGAAGAAGCATACGGTTCTGAGTCCGTGGCTAAATTTGTTGTATCTTCTTTTTTGGAAAGTACGATAAATGATAGTCGAAACAAAGGGGATATGGGAGGCTACACTACATATCTTCTTCCCATGTCAGCTATGGGAGGAACGCTTACGGGTTTTGCGGCTCCAGGCGCAATGCTCCAAAATTGTGAGGCTATAATTTCACCCATTGAAGATGTAGACTTTGCCATTACAGTATATGGAGATAGTATGGCACCTGAATACCCCTCAGGTTCCCGTATTTTGATAAAGAAGATAAACCCCAATATTTTTATAGACTGGGGTAAAACATACGTTTTGGACACTGCAAATGGGGTTATAGTAAAGGAACTCCATGAATGCAAGGGTAAGGAAGGTTATGTGAAATGCCATTCGGTTAACCCGGACCCGAAATTCTCGGACTTTGACGTTCCTTTGTCAGAGGTGTACGGCGTATATCGAGTACTTATGTGTATGTCGGCAAAATAAGAAAAATATGCTCAACTGGAAAAATCTGAACGGAAAGAAATATCTTCATTTTGTTCCGGATGAAGAATGCACATGTATATATGTAAATGTTCCTATACGCGCTATCTTATATGAAGGATATAAGACATGCTTGATTAGCTCAGGAGACTTCATCATTTTAAAGCCGATTGGTCAAAAATCTTTTTCACTAAAGTCTGAATATTCAGGCGTCTTGACTTATATGGCTAAAGAATGGGAGATGCATGGAGTGCTATTTTCTGATACTGAATCTGATTTATTGTATATTGATACGTCTGAATCTAGTATTATGGAGTATAAAAAATGGATTGATGAGTTGGAAAACAGGAGAGCAATAAATAAAATAAAAGAGAAGCTTCTTGCAAAGAAACGAAAGCAAGACTTAGAAAAGGCTGCACTGCAAGAGTTAATGGATGAGGGAGAAATCTTTCCGGAAGCAAATAAGCGACCTCCTATACCTAAAGAAGTCGTTGATGTAGTTTGGAGAAGGAATGGAGGAAAATGTGTTTATTGCGGTTCTACTGAAAACCTGCAGCTTGACCATATTATTCCCTTTTCCAAAGGTGGTGCGACTACAGTGGAGAATCTTCAATTATTATGTCAAAAATGTAATTTGCAAAAATCAAATAAAATAGGATAATGATGAAAGAATATATAGCTATATTTGAATATAATGGAGAAATACAGAATCTAGAATTTGTGTCTAATTCAAACTCTCAAGAAAAACTAAATTCTGAAGCAAGAATGTATGTAAATGACTATCTTCTAACAAAATATGGAACTGTTACATATCATTTTATAAGAGTTATTCCTAAATAAGAACCATTTTAAACACAATGTTTATATAAGCTAAAGATGAAAGTCAATATTAAAGTTAGAGATAATTATAAAAGCTATTGCTCCTTAATAGATGAAGAGAAAATTTTGTTAAATAACAAAATCGTTCTTGACGAAAAGAAAAATAGCAGACCGGATTATAAAGAAAAAAATACTCCTACTTATAGCGATGTCTTACCAAATGATATAATTTTTACCATACAACAAAAAGAAACTGAAGAAAAAGATTTTAAATTCATTTTACGCTGTGTTCCTTTTTGTGAAAGACCTTTTTTTAGATATGATTCTACGGGACCTTCTCATAGGAATTCCAATTTGCCTATTCCTATAGAGGAACAACAAGTTCCAACTCCTCATTTTCATCGGTTCGTAGCTGATGGAAAGGAGATAGCTTACAAGACAAAGGTGCTGTTGGATGAAAAGCAATCAAAAGTTTTGGAAGATATTTCTATGTGTGTTTTGCATTTTATGCAGGAGGCCAATATAAAATTTGAAAATTTTGATTTAATTTCGACCCCAGGTGTTCTTCCTTTTAAAATGGAAGAAAATATTGATCCTTTAGAAAATGTACAATTTGATATTGAATAATCATGGAAGATATAATAAAGATTATAATAGCGTCATTTAGTTCTTTGTGGAAAGTGAAAAAATATGGAAAGACCATAGAAATAATAACGCCTTTCTTTACCACAAATGATTGCTTTGTTTCTGTTTTTCTAACAGAAAGAGAGGGCTATTACATTATTACTGATGGTGGTTGGATTAGTGAAAATTACTATAATAATTTTTTCGATAGTGATGATGAGTCTTATTTAAGACTGTTCACTTATTATAAGGAACAATATTCTATACGTGAGACGGAATCAAACAATAAAATTTATTATTATAAAACTACAATGAAAAAAGAATTAGTACCAAATTTGGTTCTTGAGGTGTCTAATTTTATTTCAACCGTGGTAAGTTCTTCTTTTATAAAATTTCAAGATGATAAGGATAAGGATTTGCAAAAGAGATTCCGTACGCAGGTGAGTAACTTTCTTACAGCTGGGTTTGATAAGAAGGAATTGTCGTTTAATGGGTTTATTGATGAGAGGTATAAGGATATAAAATTTAATGCTGTTGTTAAAAGAAGTGATAGATTTACATTGTTTAATTATGTAACTGGTACTACTGAATTTTATTTTCGTGGTAGTATTGGACGTTCTAATATGAATTTCCAGTTAATAAATAGGACAATGCTAAAAAAGCAGATACATAGGCGTGTGACGGTTGTGAATGATCAAGCTTCAGGATATAAAATTGAAAAATTGAAACAATATCTTGACTTGATATCGGATGAAGCGGAGTCTGTAGTCGTTAATTGGACTAATAGAAAAAAACTATTAGAATTATAATGGGATGATGATTGTTTAATACGAAAAAACGTTAGACAATGTAATAATGAAGTCGGTGATACTAGTGTGGGGAGCTTTAGCTTTTATGCCAAGAATGCAATCTACAAAGATCAAATAAAATAGGATAAACTTATAATTAAATTTAAGATGAAAATACATCATTATACTTCTATTGAAACATTAGAAATGATTCTTAAGAACAAAAGTATAAAGTTTAATCGTTTGGATCAAGTGGATGATAAAGCAGAATATAAATATGACTCAACGGTTTATGATACGAATATAAAATTAGGTAAATATACTTTTGTGAGTTGTTGGACTAAGTCGGAAATGGAAAATATTGATTTATGGAATCGATACGGGAAAGGGAATAAAGGTGTAAGGATAAGTTTGGATGAGGATATGTTTGAAACTTACGATGTGGGAACTGTTAATAGATCATTTTATAATAATAGGGAATATTGTTTTGAAAATTTTGTAGTCAGTTCTTATATTAATAAAGTCGGTCTTGTTGATGTGAAATATGAACAAAATATTGAGCTATATTATAAAGAAGCTATCAAATGCTTTGATCAAGGAGTTGCGTTTAAACATGATAATATTGGCATTTATAAGAAAAGGGAATGGGGATTACAGAATGAAAGCCGTTTCATTATTCATGCACAACCGTTTGAACCGGCTTTAATGAGCAATCATCCTTTGAGCTTTCCGTTGGCTCTTGGTACTGCTTATAGAAATGGAATGGAGCTGAGTAGAACAGCCCTTTATATTCCATTAAAGCAGGAAGTTTTAGAGCATTTAGAAATAACAATGGGACCTGGAACAACTGATGAAGATCGGAAAAAGGTTGAAAAGATATTGAAAGATTGTAATATTAAAGCAGAAATCAAAGATAGTGCATTAAAGGGGGATTTATAATATGACTATTCTGGAAAATGTTAGATTATGCTTGGCTAGGTATAGTAGTTCAGTTTATTGACGAAAACAAGAAAGATGTGAAACACGTTATTGAAAGCCTTGATGATATTTATAACTATGAGGATGAATTCTTTAAGGCGATCGATATGTACGAACATAAGGAATAGGATAAAAGTTCTAGAAGATTAATTAAAAATAATTGCAGCATTAGCAAATGTATTGTTAGTGCTGCAATGTGAACATTGGAGTTTTATTATATATGATTCAAAGCATATATGACTGTTCATGTCAGTGGAAAAATCAAAAACACTGTAGGCTTTCACCTTCATGCAAAGGGTGGGGATGCCGATTTCTGTCTACGCCCATTGAAGAGATTCCAGCAACAATCCAGGAGAAAGCAAAGCTCTTTTCCAGAGTGTATCGGGAAGCGAAGCAAAAGGGAGTGCTGGAATGCCCGCACTACCGATCAATTTTCATAGATGAGGTGCTGGCCAATTTGCCGAAGGGTGAAGTGTGTTAAATAAATGGTTTATGTTATTGTTTA